GCAAAGTCTTCTAATGCTTCTGCACTGTTTGACATAAGCTCTACAATATCATCTGTAATTTCTGCTGGTAATCTTGCTCTTAGTTGATCGTAACTAATTAAATTGTTAGATGCGTCACCCATTGGTCCGGGGGCCATGGTCTCTGTAACCTGTTCTTCAACTAGCTCACCGTTTGCGTACCCTGTTCTACCACCACCAGAAAACTGACCAAGTATACTTTTAACTTTTTCAATAGCATCGATATATAATTGTGGATCGTTTTCACTTTCATATGCTGTTGGGTTATTGTCATATAGTTCTTCTGTAATTGATGAAAACAAAGTTTGACCTTGAGATGATTTAATAAATAATTCTATAGCACCTTCTGTTACTGGGTTGCTTTTAGTGTAGTTATTTTTTTGAGTTTTTAATATATCTAATTGAACTAAGTCATCGTCAGTTGCTGTGCCTTCTTCAACTTTAGTTTCTATTTCATATATTTTAGGAATGATTGCTTCTAATTGTTTAGCTATTTCTAAATCTCTATACGTTTTACCACCTGTATCTGATCCAAGTATATCACCTTGTACACCTAATAATGTTTTAAACATATCAGCTTCGCTATTATATTTGTTGATAGCTCTATCACTTATGCCTTTGTCGTATGCTGCTCTGCTTTGTCTAAATTTACTAAAAGGTTCTTTAGCTGATAGTGCAGCTGTTTGAAAAATGTTACCGGATGCAGGTCTACTGATTAAATCTAAACCAAAATCTATTTTAAAATCATCGAGTGATCTATCTGGTGCCATAGGTGGTGCTTGAAAACCGTATTTTTTTGTTAGGTCTGCAATTTGTTGTAAATTTGCGTCTCTAAGATTTATTTTAGATAGATCGTTTTGTTGTACTGAACCAGGTGGTTCTGCGTAGCCTTGTCTTAGTCCAGATGTAATGCCTTCACCGGCACTGCCACCTTTTCTAAACATAGGTCTTCTCATTATTCTGTTCATATATTAACCTAGCATGTCATACGCTCTATTAGAGACGTTTTTATTATTACCAAAAATACCACTTAAAACACTAGCTGTTCCAAGAGCCGTTTGTAATGGTGTAGGATTTGGTGTTATTGTTGATTGATTACCGAACGGTGCATTACCTGAGAATAGACTTGCAACTCCAGAACCATATGTACCTAATCTTTCATAAGGTTCAAATGCTTCTAGTCTATTTGCTTCTCGTTGTGCATCAAGTTTTGCTTGTTCTTGTAGTTGATTCACGGCGCCCAATCGACCCAACTGGTTAATATCTGCTGTTTGAAGATTTGTTATATCTCCTGCTAATCTTCCTTGTTGATCAAATGCTGTTTGTGCTCCTTCTTGCGCTTCTCTAAATCCTTGTTGCAATAATTTCGCTTGTATTGCTGCTCTGTTTGCATTTTGATCAGATAAAAAATTTGCTCTCATTACACCTTCTCTACCACCGCCTAAGTTACCAGACATTGCTGCTTGTTGTCCAATACCTGTAAGACCTTGTTGTGTTTGTTTGTCAAATTCTGCTAGTGTTGCATCGATCACATCTTGTTGATACGGAGACATAAACGGTTGGTAAGCTTGTGGTCCCGTAAGTGATTCTTGTGCTGTAAGATAAGGTTGGTATGCTCCAACACCTGACGCTGCTAATTCACTAGCTCTTGTTTGTAAAGGATCTTGATCTGCAACTGTAGGTGCAAATCTAGATGTATCTAAAGGTATAGATGTTAATCCTGCTAATTGTTTTCCGTAATCAACACCAAGGTCTGTTACGTATTGTTGTGGTAAATTTTGTATTTGTTCTACTGCCATTATATAACCTCGCTTAATCTCTCTGATGTTGCAAACATATCTCTAGCACCAGCCATACCTTGTGACTCTGCAGAAACTTGTCCGCCTTGTTCTAAATGTTTCATCATGTTTTCCATGACTTGTGCCCCTTTATCTATATCTCCACCACCTGCATTTCTAACAGCATCTGCTGTAAATACAAACTCATTTACACTTAATCTTGCAGGAACATCATCAGCTTTTTCTTTAGCTCCAATCTCTACAAAACCACCAGTGTTTCTGTAATCTTTTTCTAAACCACCAAGGTCCATAATTCCACCTTCGGCTCTACCGATTCTGCCACCATTGGCTGCTGCTTGTGAATATGTTTGAATCATTTCTGCTGGTGTGTATTTTCTAGCTTTAACTGGTGGTAAAAAATTTAAATTTGCTGCTAAACCTTGTTTTTGATCTAGTATGTTTGCAGATTTTTTAAGGTCTGCTAACGCTATTGCAGTGTTGTCATCTGGTATACCTTGTCCACCTGGTTGTCCACCTGGTTGATCTTTAGTAAACAAATATGATGCAAGACCACCGACTATTGGTACAATGTTTTCAGTTAATGCTGATCCAACATTACTAAGTATAGATTTTTTCTTTCCATCTGGACCATCTGGATCATCACTTACATAATCAAAAATACTTCCTAAAGTTCTATTTATATATTTATCACCACCTATTTTTTTACCATCTCCAATTGGAATACCAAAAGTATCTAAACCATAACCTGCTGCTGCTAAAGCTATTTCAGGATTTTCTTTTATTGGGTCCATAATATTTTCTTGAAACCATGATCCTATTCCATATTTTTTTCTACCATCTAGACCCATAATACCACCATATGCTGCCATCTGTCTTTTATCTGGTAATGGTCCTATTGGTTTTGGTTGAAAAGGATTAATAGGTTTTGTTGGATCTTCTGGTAATGGTTGACCGCCAGAAAATTTATTCATCAGTCTCATCATTTCTTCTTGAAATTCTTCTAATTCAGACTGATTTAATTCTTTGTATGGTTTACCAAACATTCTAAAAGAATGTTCATCTGCATCTGAATCTCTAAAAAAAGGATTATCTACTGAAGCCATCATCATCATTTGTTCTTCTTGTGGAGATTTAGGACCTTCGTTACCTCTATACTTTATAGATGGTGCGTTAGTCTCTAATTCTTCTGAAATTTGTATATCTTCTATTCCCATGGTTTTGCTACTTTACTTTGTTTTTGAGAACAAATCAAGAGGCGGCATAATAACTTTTACGTCCTGAGCCATCTCCTCTGGCTTGTAACCTTTGACTTCCCAGTCTTTTCTCTCCTTAAAAACCTCTCCTGTTTTCTTGTGTCTATATGTTTCTTCTATTTTTGCGTTGTATACTTTCATTATGTTGTTACCTCTTTCTTAATATTTAGATAGCTAATAGCTACGTCAAACGAATCTGCAGTGCTTGATTGCACTGTAAAAGCTTTACCACCTTCAACTATTAAAGGTTGGGTTAATAATTCTGTTGTAACATTGGCTGTAAGAGCCGCTGATTTTATAGCTGTAATACTGTTGTTTGTAACAGTTACAGACGGTGTTCCAGCTGATGTAACAAGTATTGATTTAATAACTATTGTTTCATTGACTGCAGGAATACCAGACCCCAAAGGTGTAAGTGCTCCACCACTTGTGCTGTTATCTATACCTACAAATTTATATTGGTTTACTACTGCCATTAATCTAAAAAGAAGCTTCTAGCTTCTATCTCTTGTTTTAATTCTTCTTGAAATGTTGTGTTTAATTTTTCTAATACTGCATCTAAATCTCTAACTAATGAGTGAGCTACATCTTCTTCGTACTCAGCGCTTGCTCTTGTTAATGTTTGAACTATCTTTGCCATAAACTTGCAATGCCTCCTTCAGAATACCTACCTCTACGACTTTCTCTGTCTGCATCTTTACTCGTATATCCTACACTAGGACTTGTTGTTGGAGCACTATCTTTGCTACCATCACGTTCTTTTGGAGCGTCTGGAAAATAATCTGTTCCATATGTTATACTATCATCAATTTTTACAGCACCTGCACCACTGTCTAATAATGCATCTTCATAGTTTGCATAATCTTTACCAGAAAGCATTCGATCTGTAATGTTATCTAATCTTTTATTTGCTATTCGTTCTTGTCGAGCTGCTTCATAAGCAGCTTGTGTATCATAACCAGTAAGTTGATCTCTATATTTATTTGCTAAAGTTGCTACACCCGTAAGTCCAACAAGAGGCAATATACCTGAAGGCAGGTTGTTCATTAACATATTTGCTCCTGATCTTATTCCCGCTCTTTTAAGCATGTTTGTTAAATTACCAGCAGAAAAAGGTTGGTTCATTCCATAAATAAATGGATCCTGTTTTTCAGGAGCGGCTATACCTAACCTTTTATAAGCTATTTCTAAAGCTTCATTCATGGTATACTGTTTTAGCAGCGGCAACGCTATAGCCATTACTAGTTGTTCCATTATCGTCTTCCTCCAGCGTGTATATCTAACCTAAAAGTTCCTAGTTTCCAACTACTATCTACTGCAGTATTAGATATAGTAAGAGCTATCGCTCTTCCTCTTGCACGTGTGTCTACTTTATCAGTAGAAGATGATACAGTAAAAGGACCTAATGATGAGCTTGTCGCTGCATCATTAGAATAATTTCTTAAATCTAGTTGTATGATAGCGTTTCCTTGTTGAGAAATAAAGTCAGGTATAATTCTGCTAACTCTCATTATATTTTCACCATCACCCCTAAGATCACCTAAACTAGTTGCTGCTCCTCTAACAACTTTTTGTGTGATGTCATAATCACCAGATGTTATATTAGCTGGAATAGCTGTTGTAGCTCCTCCCCTTATTTGATTAACTCCTGTTTCATGTTCATAGTAATAAGTAACACCATCTGTGTTTCCGACTACATCAAACGAAGCATCATCATCTGCGTCGTATTGAGTTGAGTGTGGTAAACCAAATACAGCAGAATCTTCCCAAGTTGTTCTAGCAAATAAACTACTAGCGTTTGTAAACCATATAGGTCGTTTAGGTGTAGAATCTAAATAGCTATAAGTAACTGCTCTTGTATTAACGTTTGAATCTGCTGTTGGATAAAACCACGTAACTTCACCAAACAAATTATTAATACCTGCATACACTAATTGACTAGATAAAGTATTTAAATTTTCATAAACATAATCTTCAACCAAACAATCCATAGATTCTAGTTTACCGGTGTATCTAAAGAAACCATTGTCAGACATCCAGTACGCAGCACCATCAACTTCAACAGCTGCGTTCTGTCCTATCAATCCACAGTTAGTACCGACTTGTTCAAACGCAAATGTAAAAGGTGTTCCAACAAATCTCATAGTAAATAAAGAATTGTCACTCCAAATGTATATTGCATTTCTACCAAGTTTAGCACCCATGATCCGTGATCCGGCGGCCAGTCTTTGTGTACCAGCACTATTCTCAGCTGTTACATCATAATCTGTAATATCTTCTTGAGAAGAAAATCTTATAAACATATCGTCTTGAGTTGATTTATCACCAATAGTTGTTTCTGTTCCAAAGAAAACTAAGTGACGATCCGGTGTGGACACTAACATATCACGTGACGCTGTCGGTGCACCACTAATAATAGTTGCACGAGTTGCAGTTGCGTTAGTTAAATCACCATTCCATTGAAAGCATTCACCATTGTGTATTAAAGCAATCAAGGTGCTTCCTAAATTATCTAAAGACCATAGACCAGGATCTAATACTGAATCGGTATTAACCGCAGCAGAACCCCATCCTGTAAAACTAGATGTGTTGGTTACAACATCTCCACTTGAATGAGATGCGTTTGTAGTTCCTCTAACATTTCTAGTGATACCAGTTAAATCATTTCCTGATACACCTGTGTAAGAAATTTCTTCTGTCCCAACTTGTATAAAGTTTGTTCCGGTAGTTGGAAAACCTACTGTACTTGTTAGTGTAATACTTGTTCCTGATCCACCAGTACCAAATGCGTTAGCACTTAATGATCCATTTAAAGTAGTTGTTATTGCTCCAGTAACATTTCCACCCCATAAAGATATACCCCAACCATAAGCACCTGCCTGTTCTGCAGGTCCTACATGATAATATCTAAAATAAGTTATACCTCCAGAAGTACTAGCTCCACTTCCTGTTTCATTACTGGGCATTGTAATAGTTATAGTAGTAGAATTAACTACCGATGTTACCATAAATTTTTTATCACAAAAATCAGATGCACCAAAATTAGAATTAGTTATAGAACTAAAAGTAGATGTTGCACCAAATAAAATTATATCTCCCGCTATAAAACCATGTGCTCCAGAAAAACTTATAGTGACAATAGGTGATCCATTAACCGTGCTAAATGCATTTGTAATAGCTGTACCTGATGGATTAACTAAGGGATGTATATCGTAATACACACCACCAGAATAAACATATAGGATTTTGTTTGTACCAATAGCAGCGTATTTAATAGACTCTTTATTAACAAAATGATGTAAACCTCTTGCAACACCTGTTAGTTTATCACTTCCTAATTGAGACCAGCCACCTATTTTTTCAGGTGTTCCGTATCTAAAACGTACATTTTCTCCATCTGTCCACTGTGATTCAGCTCCAGTGGATGTAACTTGTTTATTGAATCCCGGTAAAAAACCTAATTTTTGTAACATAAAAACCTTTGAAATATTTAAATTATAGTATATATTAAATATATAGAGAATGAAAGTATCAATATAATGGACCATTTAGAAGCAATTGTTGAGATGAAAAATGTGATCTCAACAGAGTTTATATATAAAATTATACCTTTAATTAATCATAAAGCTAAAAAAAATTTAGAAATTATGAGCGGTTTGTATAAAGGTGTAAGAAATGTAAAAGGATATTCTTTAAACTCACAAACTCCCACTAATTTATTTTATTGGAACTATATAAAAAACGAAATAGAAAGATTATATGTTTTATACAAAGCCAAATTTCCTAAAATGGCAAGTGATAAAATAAATCAAATTGATCTTTTAAAATATACACCAGGAGGAAAATACGAAATACACACAGATCATTTTACTAATTCACCAAGACATTTAAGTATTATCATGAATTTAAATAATGAATATGAAGGTGGAGATTTAACTTTTACAGATCAAAAAGAAATGGAATTAAAAAGATTAAAACTAGGTAAAGGATCTATAGTATTTTTTCCTAGTAATTTTATGTATCCACATAGCATTGTACCAATTACGAAAGGAACAAGGTATAGTATAGTTGCATGGTTGGAGTAAAAAATAAAATAATAAAACAATTTTTTAAAAAAGAAGAATTAAACATTATTCAAAAATATTGTTACAATAGATTGGATGCAAATAAAGACTATGTAATAGACAGTCAATCTTTTTCACCTGCTTGGTATAATGATTCTCTCATGACATCTCTGTTAGATATTAAGTTACCTTTAGTAGAAAAAGAATCTAATTTAAAATTATTTCAAACTTATGCATATTGGAGATACTATGTTTATGGAGCTAAATTAGATAAGCACACTGATAGACCTGCATGTGAAGTAAGTGTCACTACCTGCATAAAAAAATATGACGACTGGCCTATTGTTGTTGAAGGCAAGTCTTTTGAATTGGAAGAGGGTGATGCCGTGTTATACACTGGATGTAATCAAAAACATTGGAGACCTGGAATCTATGAAGGAGAAGGTATGGCACAAGTTTTTTTACATTATGTAGATAAAAATGGTCCATACGCTCATCATGCATATGATAAAATAATGAAGAACAAATGAATTTTAGATTATTTGATATAGTTGAAACAGAAAAATTTCAATTTGTTAGAATACATAAAAATGGAAATGGCAGCGTTGTTAAATGTATTCAAAATAATTTTAAAAAAGAAGACATATTATATGTTCACCATCTTTCTAAAAAACCAAGATTTTGTATAATTAGAGATCCTTACGAAAGGTTTTTATCAGGTTTAAAATGGGACTTGTGGTTAAATAAAGTTAATATTGAAGATGTAGATATTAAAACATTATTTACTGCCAATGAACATCATCCAAGAAATAGTTGGGTAGGTCATATTAAACATAGTGTTTCACAGATTCCATATCTATTTAATGTTCAATGTAGTCATTACGTGGATATGTCTGATATAAATTTATTTTTAAAAATGCATTTTGGAAATAGTGAGCATGAAAATAAATCTAAAAATAAAATAAAAATTGATATTGAAAAATATGTAGATAAAAATGAAATCATGAAATATTTACATTTAGATTATTATGTATATAATAATTTAAAAAGATCTCCTTTTTTGTGGGAATGGCAACACGGAAAGATATTTTAAATAAAGATGATAAAAGTAATAAAAAACGTTTTAACACTCGAAGATTCTTTTGAATTATATCAAGGTCTTATTAATCAAAATATGTGGAATCTTAATAGAGCCTCTGCACGAGGAAAACCTAAAGGAGCTTTTCCAGGTGTAATGTTTTTAGAAGAGGGTGAAGTAGTATATAATAATTCTTACTGGATTGGATATTTTAATTGTTTATATGATAGAATAAATCAAAAATTAAATGAACAACACAATTTTAAATTAACTAGAAAAATAAAACGAATAGCATTAAATGCTCAGAATGATAATCACTACACAGAATTTCATGTTGACAAAGATACTTCACATTACAGTATTGTAGGATTTTTAACACCACAATGGGCTGAAGATTGGGGAGGTGAACTAAATATTGAAGGTGAAATATTTAAATATGTACCTGGAGATTTTGTATTATTTGATTCAAATAAATTACATAAATCACAAGAAATAAAAAAGATACCTTATTGGAGAGTATCTGTAAGTTATATGATATTAAATGAATAAAATGCAAGAAAGAACAGTAAATATTACAAACTTTATTGGCGTGTATGATGGCTACATCACTAACGACGAATGTGATAAAGCAATACAAATGTATGAAAATCAAAATAAATTTAAAAATACACTTAATAGAATAGGCGCAGAAAAAGTCTCTGTTTTAGATAAACAAGATCAACAATTTTATATAACACCTCTTAACATAGATGTTTGGTGGGAAAATTTAAAAACTATGTTAATAAATTTTGAAATGGCTTTTAAACATTATACTATAAACACAGGAGCCGGTGATGCTTATGGAGTTCCTTTTCATTTTACTAATTTAAAAATTCAAAAAACATTACCCACTGAGGGATACCATGTTTGGCATATCGAACATGGAAAAGGATATGATAATGAACCTAGAGCTTTTGTTTTTTCTATTTATTTAAATGATGTAGAAGAAGGTGGTGAAACAGAATTCCTACATTTTTCAAAAAGAGTTCAACCTAAAAAAGGTAGAATAGTTATTTGGCCTGCAAGTTTTCCCTATGTGCATAGAGGAAATCCGCCTTTGTCAGGTGAAAAATATTTACTCACTTCTTGGATGTTGTTAAGGTGATAAAAATATTAGATAATTTTTTTGATGATAAATTATTTATTAATATACAAAATCACATAACTAGCAGTATATTTTTTACTCCTAGATACTTTGAGGGAAAAGAACGTACCATTGAAAATTATTACGGAAGTAGATTTAAATTATCTGAAGATAAAAATTTATTAAATACTTTTGTTAAACAAGCAGAAAATAAATTTAATATTAAAATAAAAAAAATTGGACCAGACTCAGGTATTGATCTAAGAAATACAGATAGATTTAGACCTCATACGGATAAAGGTAAATTTAATATATTAATTATGTTAAAAGGTTTAAGTGCAATTACTAATGGAACTGTGTTTTTTACCGAAGAAGAATTAGATATACAAGTAGGTTTTAAAGAAAACAGAGCTATAATGTTTCCTTCTGATAAATATCATTCAGCAAATGTAAATGAAGTTTTAAATGTTAGAAGATATACAGCTACTTTATTTGTAGAGGATTATGAAGAATAAGAAGTAGGTCTTGCACCTAATCTAGCAACTTTATCTTCTGCTGATTCTCCCTCAACATTGTCATTATCCCAATCAGATTGTAACTGAGCTAAGTGAGCTGAATCCCATCTAGTAATAAAATCTTGAAAATCACCTAAGTTAGCATCTTCCCAACTAGAATGTGGAGTTCCATCTCTGTATTCTACAGTGTCACTTGGATTTGATGTTCCATATTGAATAGCCCAAATATTAGACCATTTTCCTAACCCCCAAAAATCATCATCTGATATTGTATATGCAGTTCCCGCAGCATCACCACTTTGTTTAATAACAAGTTTGTCTTCGAATACTACTGTCCATGTTGCATTTGTTGCCATAATTTCTCCTACGTCTTAATAATATAAATAACTGTTAAATAAGGTTGTAAAACTGAAGTTGCATCTCCAGAAAAATTTGCGCTCATATTATGAGAATGACCTGATCCAGAGCCTGTATTACCGGTACTACTATTACCTGCTCCAGGTTGATAATTATTTACTACGGCAAAGTTTGGTTGTCTTCCACTAGAACCACTTCTACTTGGGTGAGAGTGAGAGGCTAGTTGAGGTGTTGATAATGTAGCATTAGCAGTTGATCCACCAACGTTTCCAGTTGAAGTAACTGTGTTTGCTCCACCAGTTGATGCTAATGCTTTATTATTAGATTTTCCGACTGCTACGTTATCTTGTAAATCTGGTACGTTAAAAGTAGATGCACCATCTCCAGCTCCGTAAGTTGTTCCTACGATTGCAAATAATGCAGAGTAAGTTGATCTTGAAACTGCTTGACCATTACACTCTAAGAAACCTGTTGGCACTGAAGCAGAAGACCACGGCACAATAGTTGCTGTAGGAATTCCTTCGATACCAGTAAGGTTTGCTCCGTCGAAATCGTATTTTGTTGCTTCGTAATTTGACATATTCTATTTCTCCCTGTAGCTCCAGCCTGTTGTTGCGTCTCCAGAATAAACTAAACTAAAACCAGCACCTTGCGTATTAACAACTAGGTCTGAGGCTGCGTTAGCTATATTAGAGCTATTTCTTCCAACAGTCAATGCGTTAGTATTAAAATCATAACCTTGGTCCATGAATGAAACTTCATCTCCTATGGAAGGTGAGGCTGGAAGTGTTACTGTAACTGCTCCACCATTTGTATTTACTAAAAGTTGAGCACCAGCTTGGACTGTTTCAGCTGCAGTAATTGCTCTCCAATTTCTTTGTTCAGTAAGTTTTACAATATTTGTTCCATCAGCAAAAACTACGTAATTGTTTCCTTCACAAAGTAAAACTCCTGTTCCTGATGCTGTTTTAAAAGTTAAAGTGTAGCCTGCGTGGTCAGTTCCATCTACAATGTTGTAAACTTTTTCAATACTATCTGGAACAGTTACTGTTCTATTTGCAGCTAATGTTCCTGTAAATTTTAAAGTTGCATTTCTTGCATTTGAAATAGTTGCGTTATCCATTGTAAGAGCTACATCGGACGATGCTACAGCTATTGCTTGATAACCTGCAACTGCTTGTTGTACTAAATTTAAATTTGTATTTGTCTTAGTTCCCCATGTACCAGCGTTTTCACCGGTAGCCATTAGTTCTAGTTTAAGATCTGATGAATATGTTGATGCCATGTTTATATCCTTATTTTGGTTATTTTATATTATTTATTTATTATAAAGTCAATCATAATTATGCAGGTGTTTTTATTGTATAACCTGAGCTAACTTTAGGTGTTAATGTTCTGTAATATTGAAGAATTAATCCAGAATCACCGACACTTGCTGTTGCTTGTACCCCTGTTAATCCCATAACATCTGTAGGTGTAATAGAACCTGTGCTTGCTGTTGATGAGACTCCTGTTAATGGAACTCCTATTTCTAATGTAAGAGATCCTACACTACTTGTTAAAGATTGTCCTGTAGGAACCTCTACTTCAGTTCTTGTTACCTCTACATCTCCTACAGAAGATGTTGCGGATAGTCCTGTTAATCCTTCAACATCGGCAGGTGAAATAGATCCAACAGTAGAAGTTGCTTGTACTCCTGTTAATCCTATACCCTCAGCTGGAGTAAGAATTCCTACACTAGCAGTTGCACTAACCCCCGTTATAACGGGTGTAGAATCTATGAGAAAACTTAAAGAACCAACACTAGTTGTTGCACTAACTCCTGTTGTAGATATTACAGAAGTTAAATCAAAACTTAAAGAACCAACACTACCTGTTGCGCTAACTCCGGCTGGTTGTTCTAATTTATTAAATGAATCTCCATAAGGTTCCTCACCCCAACCATTTCTACCCCAACCAACTAAAGTACCGGCATTATCAAAACTTCCTAATTCAGAAGTTGCCTGTAACCCTGTCAAAGATGCAACTGAAAGCTGACCAGTGTTTAGTGATCCTAAAGAAGATGTTGTACTAAGTCCGGTTAAATCTGCAGTTACAATTGCTTCGGCTAAAACAGTTCCTACACTTGAAGTTAAACCAAAACCAGTTGGAGCGTCAGAGTATTCTACACCCCAACCAGAGTTGCCCCATTGTTGTCTACCCCAACCTTGTTCAGGAAAGGCCTCTATGTCGCCTAAAGTGGTAGATGCGGATACACCTGTTAATAAAATAGTGGGGCTAAAACTATCACCCCAAGGTTCCTCACCCCACTCATCTCTACCCCAACCTTGTTCAGCACCAACTGTAGGCACTCCAATAGAAGTTGTTGCTGATACTCCAGTTAGTAAAGCTGCATTATCACCCTGGGCTCCATATTCTCCATCATTCCATGCAAACAAACCCCATGAGCTTGATTCAGGTGTATTTGCTTGGCCACCCATTCCAGAGTGGTTAGTACAATAGTAATAAAGAGTTGATGTAGATGGTGCAACTGTGATTTGTGTGTAAGCTCCTGCTTGACCAGGAGTACCGTTTGTGGTTACACCAGTTGTGTACTCAGAACCACCGCCATGTGTTCCATCGCTGGTTGTTGAAAATCTTAATGGGTGAGAAGAGTTTGAGGAATCAGATTGATCAAATTTATACGTTCCGCCTTCAGCAATATTTATTGTGGCTTGTTGTACACCATCAATAAAATATTTGTTTCCTGAACCGGTACTAACTACCGTTACTGTAAAAGTTCTAGTAACGGACATCCGTCGCTACCTCTACGCTATACGAAGAATTGCGTTCGATGCGTCTGCTGTTGGAAATTGAATTGTGAAAGTTCCACTTGATACAGTTTTGTCTCCACCAAATGCAATAGCACAAACTGCTCTATCAGAGTTTGTATCATTATAAATTAAACATCCATTTGCTGTAAATGAAGCAGAAGTAAAACTAACGTCTGCAAAATCACAACATGCAGTATCAGTTGATAAAGCTGGAGTTACACTTGTAAGTGTTGCACCACCTGCACTATAAGCTGAACCTGATGTGTTAGTAATTTCATTTGATGAACTATAAGCTGTAGTTGATTTATTTAAAGTAGCACTACTTGTGTATAAAGCTATTTTAAATGTATTTCCAGATGACGCTGTAAAATTATGTAAGCCTTGTAAAACTTCTGTTTTAAAACTATTACATACTGCCGATGTTATTGCCATAATATTTTTCTCCTAATTACTGAGGCGGTGACTCGATTGGAATTCTTAATGTACCATCCGTGTAATCGTCTCGTCTTCTTCTTCCAATTTGCATCGCTGCAAACTTTTGTAACTCAGTTTTATATCTATTTTCATATAATGTCAACATGTCTGTTGGACCTTTTAAAAACATAAAAGCTTCCACTAAACATGCATACAATAATCCTTGTGGAAAGTAATTACTAACATACGTGCCACCTGTATTAGTTTCTAGACCTGTAGGTTGAGCATTATAATGGATAATATATTGATAATTTTGATCAGGTGTTGGAGCTACAAATATAGCCCCAGAAGTAGCTGTGTCTACTCCTGTAGTAGCACCACCAAACATAGAATAATATTTAGGTAATCCTTTAACATTTTGTCCTGTAGATCCACCTGAGGGACCTGTTGCTTCTCCAACATACTCAGTAATAAAAGTTTGATCACGTCTCTCTAACCAAAATCCTTGATCGGTAGTAGCGGATGTTGAATTAAATACTTGTACACCTCTAACAAATAAAGTTTTTGTTGGCACTGTTATACTATTAAAGTTTTGTGCAAACTGTCCTTGTGCCATAATTCTATCAGAATCCATAGGAACATCTAAATTAATTCTGTGTTCTGCGTTTTCTATAAATCTATTTATAACAGCAGCGGTAAATACGTTTGCATCTACTTCTGTGTAGTTTCTAATATCATCTGTTAAAGTTGCGTATGTATATCCTGCCATTATGCTTCTAAGGTTACCGGTCCAACTGAGACTGGATATCCTCCTCCTCCGTTTACAACACTTGTTGCGTTTGTGTCAGCACTAAAATGAAACCAATCTGTTCCGTTTGTTCCATTGGTATTTATAGCACCATTAATATATTTTCCTACAGTTATATTATATCCAGCAGCTTTTGCAATTGTAGATCCTGTTATTCCTCCTACTCCATTTGGAGTACTAAAAGTACCTGCTGTTCCTGGTGAACCTCTAAATCTTTTTACATCACCAGTTTCATAACCATGACCAGGTAACAAAACGTTTACAATAGGTGAACCTACTTGATATGTTTGAAAAGGATTATTTGGTAAAATATCTAAAACAGGAAATTCAACTCTTGCAGGTCTTGCATGTTGTAATCCTTGTGGGTCTGCTCCTACAGGATGTGGTTCTAATTGTGGTTGTTTAGGTTCAAATTCAGAAATATGTACCCAAGCACCAGTCCATTCTTTTACCATTTCTCTATATGGAAATGCGGCTCCTGATCTATCAGATATTGCTAATGCTCTACTACCTTTTGCAAATCTAGCCATTATACGTTTGGATAGTATGTCTTCGGAGTAATAAATGTACTAGCTGCAGAACCATCTTCAGATAATGCTCTAGCTAATTCATCCTCGTACAACAACTTCATCTCCTGTGTTCTTTGTGGTGCAAACTTCATAGATAAATAATACGACAGTCCTGAAACCATACATGGTACAAATCTAAAAGGTGTATCACTTGCGTTAGTATAAGCTCCTGCATCCTGTATTCTTCTAACATAATAAACATTTAAAAAATTTGATGCAGCAGTCGAGTTAGGTAAAGGATAAATAGTTAATGTAACTTTGTCTATGAATCTTTGTACCCAAAATTGTGACGGTGTTCCACTTGATGCTTTATTTGCAGTCGCAGCATATGCATCTCTTGCAACTTTAGTTAATCCAATATCTGATTGATTTGTTGTGTTATAGTTTTGTCTATAAGAAACATTTAAGATATCTGAAATACCATAAACATTTGCTGTTGGAACTGTTGTAGCTTGTGGTGGTTCACCACCTCCAGGCACATCTGTAGCATTTCTATAGAAAGTGTAAACACCAGATCCTTCAGCTGTAGCGTCAATATTGGTTGTTGAACCTTGAACTAAGTTAACATTAGTATTTCCTACTTCCCAAAAATGTATTCCTCTATTACCCCATTCTTGAAATAAAATGTTTAGTGATCTTCTTGCAGTTTTTATTTGATGTCCTGCCGTTCCTACAAGACCTAAACGCTCATATGCATCTGCAATGATCTCATCGATTGAGAAATCCTGATCAAATGAATATGATGAGGAAGTAGTATTCGCCATTGGCTAACTCCTTAAAATGTTCCGACTATATATAAAAAGTCTACGTTAGTTACATCTGCGTATATTCCAGTGTCAGCATAAATACCAGCTCCTGGTATTTTAAACTCATGCACGTGATTAGCTGCTGTACCAAACTTACCATGAAAAATTAATTTAGAAGCAGTAGTGCCACTTCCTATTTCATTATAAAGTTTAATTTCAGCATCTGCATCACTAGATTGAGCAAATATAGTCATAATATTTGCTTTAGTAATATTGGTTGCTGAACCACCTACTAACGCCTGCATTTGTCCATCTGCCGTAAGAACTACTGATTGTCTAACTTTTGATGTTATTGACATAATTTTATTCTCCTAAAATTTGTGTGGGCCTAAGCCCACACTAAATTAATTATTACGCTATTGTTGCACCAACTGTTGAAGTTGCAACCCAACCAACAGTGCTGTTCCAAACTAAAGTAGCTGACTCTCCTACTGCATCAAACGTAATTGTAGTTCCGTTTGCAAAAGTAGTTGGAGTTAAAGTTCCATCTCCACCGTCAACAATCATGTTAATGATTTTAATTTGACCTGAAGTTGTACCATCAGCTAAAGTTAATGCATTAGCTCCAGTAGTAGTTACTTCAGTTATTAGGTTAGTTAAATCAACTGCACCTGCTCCTGATAAAGATTGAACTCCACCTGTGATAGTTGCATTGTAAGTAGCACTTGTTGTGTACACACCTGTTGTTGCGTTTTTTGATACTTGCTCAAAACCGTTTTCTGATCGAACCGGTCCTGAAAATGTTGTATTTGCCATAATTATATCCTCCTAGTTTTCCGAACACAGTCTCTAGGCCGTCGACTATACGCGTCTATGTTCTAATTTAATTGTATAGTTCTAAGAGTTATATATTAGATTTTAGTAGAGTGCAAGAGAGCCTAAGGTATTTATGCAATTTCAGCGATGTAGCTTTTGATTAAGAAGCTACTGAAACTTGTGGAGTTGCACCTTCAACATTATTTTGTCTATGGGCAATAGCTGCTTCTTCCAGCTTGATCTTTGTGATGACTTCCTTAACTTTGTCATCGATTCTGACCATCTCAAGAGTGTATCTGTCATGATCCAGATGCTCCTGTTCCCACTTCAACTCCAAGGACCTTTTTTGTTTGTATAGGTCTTGTATCATCAACAACCTCCTCATAGGTTATTCTGTTTACTCGGTTATCATAAGAATTACCAAGATATTCCCAGTTTATACTTTTTTCTCCTAGTTTGTCAAGGATTGCTTTTTCAAGAGAAATAGCATTGTCTTCCGCAGAAACATTAAATCTTGCGTAATGATCGTATGCCCATATTGTAACTGTGAATGTTTTCATGAATCCCACCATGTTATTTATTAAATGTGGCCGAACTATGTCCGGCCACAAAATTACTTAGTTATGCTTACGCACCTTCGCAACCGAAGATACCTCTAAAGTCAGATGCGCCGAAAGCGTATCTTTCTCTAGCTTTGTATCTAACGTTACCAGTATCGAAGTCTCCTTCCATTGAAGTTGTCAATGGAGCTCTTGAGAACATCTTCATACCATTTGGAACGTCCGTCATAATGTACCAAGAATCAGCATCAGTTAAAAAGTTATTAACTCTGTAACCTTGTGGGATCATTCCCATGCTGTTGATTGCATTGATGTCATTATCAGCAGTTTGAGTTCTACCTTGAGACTTCATAAGTCTTTCAGCGTTGAACTGGTTCGCAGAAGGAATTATCATTTTAACTCCTTTAGCTGCGATTCTTAAACCTCTCTCATCAGTCATAGCTGCGATGTCAATCAAAGCTTGCTCTAATGAAGTTTCGTTTAAGTCTGCTTGAGTTGCTAAAGTATTGCTTACAGTACCCGCGATAGTTGGGTGTGATGTAGACATTAAGTTAACGCCGTCACCTGTTTGGAACGCTGATCCAGCGGCAACGCCGGGTAGACCATTGTTCAAAGGTGCTGCACCTTTAACTTCTTTAGCATTGGACATAGATCTTGCTAAAGCTTTTGTGTATCTAGAAGAAAGTCTGTCATAAAGGTTGTCCTCTATTGCTTCTTCTGTGATAGCGAAAGCTAAAGCGATCGTTTCCATTGTGTATCTAGCAGTGTAAGTTTCTTGCGCGTCGTCGTACGCAATTCCTTGACCTTCTGCTTTTACATCTGCGTTAGCGAAACCAGATAACATTACTTCCTCTTCGAAAGCTCTGTCAGATGATTCCGTAGTATAAATCTCAGCATGCTGATTTTCATACCTTTTGTACTCCAGCCCAAATAGTGCATTTAGGCCTGGTTCTAGTTCTTTAACTAGCTGTGCTCGTGATATTGCCATGATATGCTCCTATTATGCCATAGTTACGCCGTTATTATACTGGTTAAGATTCTGAACAAAAACAACAGAGCAGTTAGCTGCTGCGATGTCTGAGTTTTCAGGATCTTCTGCTATTCTTACAGTTCTCCAAGTATTATTTGTGGCGTGACCACCTGCTAACAACATTTTGTTTGTAGACTGACCACTAGTTGTTGAACCAGTAGTAGACGCGAAACCGAAAGTTTTACCCATATTTGCGATAGGTATAGCTGTGTCAATCATCCCAACATAAAGTTGAGTTGGATTGTCGATTACAAACGCTGTGATGTTTTCAGAGTTGGCTGGAGTAACTTGTGAATAGTAGTTCTGAAACGTCGGTTTCTGTGTAGTTGCCGCGTTGTAGAACACACCATTTAAAACACCAATACAAGTATCAGTGATTGCTGCCTGTGCCGTAATTATAAATCCAGCAGACTGCTTTACAGCAGTGCCTTGAAATAATGACGTAGCATAGTTAGCCTCGATGTAGTACTTACCTTGACCGCCAGTAGCTGGTGTTGAACCAAGCGTACCTTGAGCAATAAGACCAAATCCAGTTGTGTTTCTATTTGCCATAGTTTACTCCTTATGAACCTGCCGTCGTAAAACGGCCTCCAGTTCGGTTGATATTATTTCGATGTTTAAGAATTACTTCT